AGAAAGTGTAAACGAGAAATTCACTCAAGATTCAGATGCTATTCATGATATGGGTATTGGTATGGATCACTTAATTAAAAAATGGATTGAAGATGAATTATACATGGATTATAAAGCACAAAAAGAATATCTTTTATCTATTTGTGTTGTACATAATAAATTTGATTTTGTTAAATATTTAGTTGAACAAGGTGTAAATGTAAAAGGTAAATATGGGTCTGATGCACTTCAAACTGCAGCCACATATGGTTATTTAGATATAGTAAAATATTTATTAGATAAAGGCGCCAATCCAATATCAAATGATAGTTTTGCATTACGTTGGGCTGCAAGAAATGGACATTATGAAATAGTAAAAATTTTAATTGATGCAGGTGCTAATCCTCACGCTAGAGGTGATTATGCGTTAAGAATGTCTAGAATATATGGTCATAAAAATATAATTAAACTTCTTCAAAAATATAGTTCTGATAAAAACAATATAGTGAAAGAAAGTATAAACGAAAAATTCACAGAAGATAGTGATCCTATTCATGATTTAGGAATCGGCGGAATATCATTTGAAGAAAAAAGAAAAGAAACAATAGGAGCAGAGTATATTAAAACAAGCGAATGGTTAGATTATATAAATTCTTTTATTGGGAAAACTATTACAGGAGACTTTGGGAAAAAAGGCATTAGAACTTTTAAAATATGTAATTTTGAAAGTTATCACAAAGGAACTAGATTAAATTTTTATGATGAAGATGATAATTTATATTTAGTACAGCCAGATAAAAGATATATTATACGTTAATGAAACTAATTAGAGAACATATAAACGAAAAGTTCACTCAAGAAGGAGATCCTATATCTGATATGGGTATTGGCATTAAACATGATATAAAAAAATTTTTAATTCAAAACGGAGAAAATAAATTTATACATAGTGATGAACTAATGTTAGTTGCATGTTGTGCGTGGAATAAAATAAATTGGGCTAAATATTTACTTGATATAAGAACAGATGTAAATGTAGATAATAGTGCACCATTAAGATATGCGGCTTTTTCAGGATTTATAAAACTTATGAAACTTTTAATTGATTATGGCGCAGATATTAATGTTAGATCACCATTAAATTGGGCAATAGATGGTAAAAGATATGAAGCTGCTAAATTATTATTAAATAAAGGAGCAGATGTGCATCATCAAGATGATAAAGCACTAAGACATGCAGTTGGACATAATTATGTTGAATTAACAAGGCTTTTACTTTCATATGGAGCAGATATACATGGTTGGCATGATTGGATTTTAAAAGAAAAGAAGAATTGTAGTAATCAAATGAAAAAAATTATAGATGATCATTTGACCAAAGAAAAAAAGAAAGTTAAAGAAAGTCTTAATGAAAAGTTCACTGAAGAATCAGATCCTATAGAAGATTTAGGTATAGGTTTAAAATCAATGATTAAAAAATGGTTTATTTCAAATGGTGCTACAGAAGATCAATATAAAAAATACGTAATAATAAATAAAGAAGGCAAAATTGATGTTTCAATAGGATTAACTTTAACAAGATGGGTTACAAAGGAAATACCTAATTTTATACAATTTGGAGTAATTCATGGTGATTTTGATATAAGTCATTGTAATTTAACAACATTACGAGGGTGTCCTGAAAGAGTATTTGGTAATTTTTCATGTAGTGGAAATGATTTAACTTCATTAAAATATTCACCACAAGAAGTTAAATATACATATGATTGCAGAAATAATAAAAAGCAGTTTACTACAAGAGAAGTAAAGAAATATTGCAAAACAATTGGTGATCTAATAATGGTTTAACTAGACGTATTTTAAAATGATGAATAAATAAAATAAAATATAAATGGCTTTACATCAAAGATATAATAATGAAGATATACTTATAAGATCTATTATCGGCGGATTATTAAATATACTTAATAACCAAATAAATTATAATCAAGTCTGGAGTAATGAATATGTTGAAAATATAGAAATCCCATGGTATTATAACATGAGTTCAGATGAACGCTGGCAACAAGATTTTTTTACGCACTATGCAGACTGCATTCCTAAAAGAATAGACGGAAATTTTGATATGATACCAAGAGGCATAATTACATACGTAGGTTCAGTTGTTGATTCAGTTAGAACAACTTCTCGTTATGTGCAAGGAACTTATCTTAAAGAAGTTAATGGTCAATTACAAACCTATAGATCTTTTCTTTATTCTATTCCATTAAATGTTAACTTTGAGTGTGAAATGTGGTTAGATACTCAAGTAACTTCATTAAAAGTCGAACAACTTATTCGTGAAGTATTCTATAAAACAATTACTTTTTATGTTTATTATAAAGGAATGAGAGTGGGATGTACAGTAGGATTCCCAGAAGATTTAACACTTGAAAAGAATATTCAATATTCATTTGAAGCTGATAATAAAATAAAAATAAGATTTAATTTACAAGTTGAATCATATCAGCCTGTATTTGATCCTACAGCTGAAGTTAATGCAAATGATTATATGTCAGGAATAGGATATAGACTTATTGATAAAATACACCCAAAGAATGATGGTGTTATACAAATTGTTTCTCCTGCAAGTGGAGATGATAATTCACCTCTTATTGTTCCTAAAGGCTATCCTTTATGGATAGAATGGGACTATACACAAGAAAATGCTATAATAAATCGAATAAGTGCGTATTGGTTATATCATAATAACAATGAAAGACATATTATTGAAGAACTTGTACCTAATCATGAATATTACATTTGGAATATACCAGAAACATTTACAAATTATAAACACCCATCAATATTATGGTCTACAGATTCAAGTGTATCAATTTACAGAGAACCATTAATTAGAATAATACCTGATACTGATACTGGAGAAATAACAGCAAGTTCATTTAATATTGTTGATACTGGATATTTTTTATCTCCGCGACCTGATATATCAGTTAATGCTGTGTTAGAAATGAAAGATGTTCAAGGAAAAATTGTATATTCAGGTGATGCATCTTTATATTTTAATTTAACTGGAAATAAAATAGATATAAATACTCCAGTTGTATTGCCGTATGGCCCTATTATATTTCCTGGGCCAGTTGATTATAAACTAATAGATATACAAATTGCTAATAGTGTTAATCCCGAAGTATTCGGTGTTATTCAACACGTAAAAATTGTCTAAAAAAAATATGCGATGATAAATATATAAATAAAATTACTGTTTTTAAAATTAATATAATAGACATGATAACAAAGATCAATCAATTAAAATCTCTAACAGAGAACGCTGAAGTTAAAGCATTATGCGAGTCTACAATAAATACTATTTCTTCAGCAATTTATAACGGTGTTTCAACAGATGCACGGTTAGAAATCGAATTAATTGCTTTAAATAATTTATTCGAAGGATTAGAAAAATATCCAGATGATAAAGTAATTAAAGAATGGTTAAGTAATCAAAAGAGACTTTATTTCGTTAAGAATTTAGGCGTTCGTAAAGCCGTAAAAACTTTAATGGAAAAAGAAGCAAAATTTGATTATACTCTTGCAGCAATTCTTGAAGATTTCCGTGATAAATTAGAGCAAGAAATTCCTGAAGTTCTTTTATACGAAGCTTTTATTTCTGCTATGTCAGGATATAATCATCTTCCTGCTGTTCATACAGAATTGAGCGCAGTTAGTGAACGTATTAAAAAATACAAAAATGATGTAAACATCACAAAGATAATTGAAACAATGAAAGAGACTCGCAGCAATTATCTTATTCCATTGATTGAAGATGTAGTTGAAAATTATTTAACTGAAAAAACTGAACAATCAAAAAGTTCGTTAAAAGAAACTTTGATTAAATTTAGTTATGATCAGTTTATTCGTGATATTCTCAATGTTGTCATGTTAGATGCTACACAACTTCAATTAGAATATGCTAATTCAGCATGTGATATTGAAGAAAAATTATTTTCTCCAATTCTTTATTTGGGTGAAAATGAAGTTTTATTCAATGTTAAGGGAACATATTATGTTAAAAAGAGTAATTATATTAATAAACTAAAGAAAGATGAAGTTACTAATATTAATGAAGATTTTAAAGCTCTTTGTGATATCATAAATCTTCCAAATATAGAAGTTACTAAAAAAGATATTAAAGTTTATATTGGTGAAGACAATGCTGTTTTAACTGATAAACAAACAGTTGTAAACGGGAAAACTCTTAATACTGAACAACTTAATGAATCTGCTACTGCTGCATTATGGGCAGGAAATAGAGATTTTTATAACTTTATGAACGTATTAAGAAACAACTATGATGAAATTGCAGAACTTGATTTTGTTAAAAGAGTGCATCTTCTTGAAAATGAAAACTATGCAGCTGATGTATTTAAATTAAGAGATAATATTTTTATCACAACGTTTGATCCTATTAATAACAAGTCTACTTTCTATCGTAATATTAATCCTATTCAAGCTGAAAAAATTATGATGGAACATATGAGATTTGATGTTTCTAAGACTTTTGAAGATATTCTTCCTAATAAAGAAAAAATCTTATCTGAAATAGAAGCAACTAAACAAGAATATTCCGATTATATTCTTGATTTACAAAGTAGAATTAATAAATTTAAATCTGAATATACAATAAATGAAGTGACAACTAATCTTATTAATGCTCTTGATGATGAGTTAGAAGAAGTTAAAAATGATTATAAAAACTATCTTAATGAAGTTGAACAATATACAACTGTTGCAGAAAATTTAAATATTACAGTTCAAGATGATCAATCTGGAAAATCTTATACTGTTGTTGTTCCAACAGGAGCAATGGCAGCTAAAGGTGAACAAGGAGGTGATGTAGGTGCAGAAGGTGATGAATTTGGAACTGAAGTAGGTATGGCTAGTTTACCATCTCCAGATGCAGGAGGTTCAGCATCAGCTGTTACATTTGATGATGATAAATCAGAACTTATAAGTGATGAACCATCTGATGAAACTGATAAAGTTGATTTAGGTGCTGATGAAGTTGAAGCTTATGCAGATGTAGTTGATGCAGAAAAAGATCTTGAAGAACCAGAAACAGGTGAAGCAGGAAGTGAAACAACTCCTGGAGAAGAAACACCAGCAGAAGAACCTGTTGCAGCTGGAAGCGATGAATTGGATCTTGGTGATACAGGAGCTGAAGGTTCTACTGAAATTGAAACACCAGAAGAAGGAACAGAAGCACAAGGTGAAACTCCAGAAGAAAAACCAGAAGAAAAACCAGAAGAAGGTGTAGGAGCTCCACAAAAGAATCTCGAAAGAACGAACTTTGAAAAAGATGAAAACCCAAACGATTTAGAAGAGCCGAAAAAAGTTAAAAAAGTATTTCTTAAAAGACCAAAAAAATAATAGTAATATGATAACTAAGATAAAAAAATCCAAAGTAGAATCTGTAGAGTTAAAACTAAATGAATCTCTTAGTGAACCTCTTACTGAATCAATTCAAATAGGTGATACAGTTAGACTTGATAAAGAAAAAGGCTATGTTATTGGTCAAGTTGAAGGAAAATGGATAATTCAAGTTCAAGGAAGCACACATTTAGTTGATCCTAAAGAAGTTAAAGAATGGGCAAAAAAACCTGATTTAACAACAGTTCCTCATATGAAATTTGATGATAAAACTCAAGCATTATTATTTGAACAATACGTTAAATGCGGTGTATACAGCGGAAATGTTCCTCTTAAAATGCATAATTGTTATGTAAAATACAGTTCATGGGAAAAAGCAACTCCAGAACAACAAATAAAAGTTCTTGTTGAAGGAAATAATGTATTTATGCCAAAATCACAAGTTAGAATATTTGAAGATTTAAATGATTTTGCTAATGAAGATAATTATGTTCCGGGCGTTATTATAGATGAAGCTACTGAAGATGTTGTTGAAAATATCTTAATTAATGCTATTGATTATACAAATGCAATTGGTGATGCTGATGGAGTTAGAATTATTCGTAAAGATTCTACAGGAGAACAAGAAATGCAAACAATGCCAAGAGCAACATTAAGAACCCTGTCTGTATAAAATAAATGACAACTAATACAACAAAACCAATTAAATCATTCTTAGAAGTTATTAAAACTTATTGGGGTTACTTTATGACTGTTGTAGCCGCAGTTACTTTTGTATGGACCGTAGGTGTAAAATCAGAAAGAAAAAATAATGAAAAAATATCAACAAAAGAAGATCTCAAAGAATTAAAAACATTAAGAGTTGAAGATACAAAAAAACTAGATTCAATATTATTTGTTGTTATGAATCTTCAACAAACGCAAAATGAAATAGTAAAAAATCAAAATGCTATGCGAAACTCATATGTTGCATTTCTTACTAATTATAAACCATTAACATTAGATCAATTTATCAAATTGATGAATGGATTAGAATTTGAATTAAATTCAATAGATACTACTAAAACTGTTTTACCTGAATTTAAAATAGGTATAAAACAGATAAAAAATTAATTAAAAAATAAAATAAACGCTACAAAACTATGTTGCGTTTTGTTAATATAAATTAAAAATTAATAAAATTTTAAAAATAAATAACGATGGGTATTCATGTAAAAAATTCAGATCTTCGAAATGAAATAATAAAATCAAAAGAAAAAAACGAATTAACCCCTGCCGCTCTAGATATGTTCATATTAATGGCAAAAAAATTTTCTACAAAATTAAATTACATATATATTGAAGATAGAGAAGATTGCATATCTTTTGCCATTATGGATTGTTTCCAATATTGGAGAGGATATGATCCTGAAAAATCTCAAAATGCTTTTGCTTATTTTACACAAATAATAAAAAACGGTTTCGCAAAAGGGTGGCGTAAAATTTATGGGAACTTTCCTAAATCGAAAAAAATTTCAGTTAGCAATAATAAAATTTACAATATATAAAAATAAAAATGTCTGATTTAAATTCTGCGTATAAGCGTTGGCACGCGCCTAAACAAAATCATTATAACGAAAGCGGTAATTTAAAAAAAGGTGAAACACATCAAGGGTATCTTCATAAAGTATATAAATTACAACATCCAGAAAAATATATAGGAAATCCTCTTTTAATAATTTATAGAAGTGGGTGGGAATTGGCATTTTGTAAATGGAGTGATTCATCACCATCAATAGTTCATTGGTCATCAGAGCCAATTAGTGTCCCATATTACGATCGTGTATCTAAACTTGAAGAATGTAAAAAATATGGGTTAAATCCCAATGATCCAAAAAACTGGGTAATTAAAAATTATCATGTTGATTTTTGGTTAATAATTCAAAAAGGAGATATTCAAGAGAAATGGTTTATTGAATTAAAACCAAAAGAAAAACTTAAAAAACCAACACCACCTAATTTAAATGCACCATTAAGAGAACATAAAAAATTTAATTTAGCAGCGTGTGAATATTTGAATAATGAAGCAAAATTTGCAGCAATAAATGCGTTCGCAGAAAAAAATAATGCTAAATTTTTTATTTTTACAATGGAAACATTAAAAAATATAGCGGGTAAATTTTTAATATAAAATTTATAAAAAAATGGAAAAAAAATTTAATTTTGTATACATAACCACAAATTTGATTAATAATAAGCGATATATAGGAGATCATGCGACAAATAATTTAAATGATAATTATTTAGGAAGCGGATTGGGCATACATAACGCGATAAAAAAATATGGAAAAAAGAATTTTAAAAAAGAGATATTAGAATTTTTTTCATCTAAAAAAGAAGCATATGAATCACAAGAAAAATATATTAGTGAATATAACACATTAAAACCTAATGGATATAATAACAATAAAAGAGGTGGATATGGTATTACTGGATTAAACTCAGAACAAAAAAGTTTAAAATTAAGTAAAGCAAACAAAGGTAAAAAAATATCAGAAGAACATAAAAACGCAATAAGATTATTTATGAGCACATTTAAACACACAGAAGAAACTAAACAAAAATTACGAAAACCTAAATCAAAAACAGACAAATATAAAGAGAGTAAAATTGGAGAAAAAAATCCTATGTATCATATATCATTATACGAATTATGGGTTAAAAAATTTGGAAAAGAGATTGCCGATGAAAAACAAAAAGAAAGAGGAAGAAAAATAAGTATAGCAAACTCAAAAAGAACACTTTCTCAAAAGACAAAAGATAAAATAGGTTACGCTAACAAAAATAAACCCAAAATATTATGTATATATTGTAATAGATTTTTTAGTTCCAGTAATTATAGTAAGTGGCACGGTGAAAAATGTAAACATAAAAATGCTGCATAATGGAATCACCGATAATAATATATGAACAAATGAAACGTATCGATAATATCGAAGATGTTGCGTACGAGCGTTTATATGAAAATTATCTCAAATATAATTTAAAAGATGAAAAAAAATTAATAGAAATTGATTCTACCGATCAAGAATCTTTGATACAAGAAAAAATATCTAAACTTCCAATTCCAGGAATGATATATACATTTTTTCATGTTAATGATAAGGCTTTAGCATTACTTAAAGATGAAAAAACCGGAAAAGAATTCCAATATCATGATATAACACCTGTATTATTTTGCACTTATTATCATACAACAAATAGAACAATAGGAGGAATAAATATGAATTTATTGCCTACACAAGAAAGACTCAAATTTTTTATTTCATATTACGATAAGTATAAAGAATTTTTTGAAGATGTAGAAAGATTAACTGAAAATAAGAAAATAGCAATAAATAAAAAATATGTTAATTTAGTATTAAGTGGTAAAGGACAAGGGATGATAAAAGCATTTAATAAGATACAAAATTCATTATTTGATTATGGATATAGATCATATAAAATAGAAAATATTCGTAAATTAAGAATGATTGAATTTGAAGAATGGCGTTATATTCCATTTTTTAGACCAGAACAAGCGTTTAAGAAAATAAATCTAAATACTGTATATAACATATATTATGATAATAAAAATAAATTAACTTAATTATGAATAATATTTGTAAAATAATTGGGCACAGTTGGAATAAAACTGATAAATATAGACAAGATTGTAAAAGAAATCATTGTCTTGCAACACGATATTTAGCAATAAATAGACTTAAACAAATTTACGGTGAAAAATGTATAGGTTGGCATATTATAGATATAGGTGCTCTAAAGATTAAATAGTTCAAAATAATACTATTTATGATATTCACTATAACAATAAAAATAAAAACTATTTAATTTCTTGTATATATAATTTTAAAATACAAATATTTATCGTGACTTTAAAAAATAATATATTAAAAGAAAGAAAAAAAGTTGATGTTTTAGGACGATTAAATATGTCCAAGTCTCAAATAAAATACCAACTAATAAAACGAGAAGAGAGATACCCCAAATTTAAATATCCAATATTATCTAAAAAAAGATTATACTATATTGAAAATTTTTGTGAACATGGTAATTTAGAGATCACCCCACACGACTTTAATATTGTTTATTTTAAATTTGATAATAATTTAAATTTTTATTGTTCTAAATGTAAAGAAAAAAACTTAAATAATGTAAATTTTTCTATTGAAGATATTGAAATTAATAGACAAAAATTAATAGAAATCTATAATTATAGTGCTAGATTAAAAGAAAACTATTTAAAAATAAATGAACCATATTTATATCAATGTATTTTAAATAATACAAATAAAAATGTTTCATGGAATGAACGCGTATTTTTATTTAAAAATAATTTATTTGATAAACCTAAATGTATATTTAAAAATTGTAATAAAGAAACATATTTTTCTATAAGTAATCAAAGATATACAAATTTTTGTAAAGATCATGCTGGTGGTTTTACATCTAAAGGAGAATCTGAAATTTATGATTTTGTTTCTTCATTTAATGTGAATATCAAAAAATATAGAATAAATGGAAATGAATTAGATATGTATATTCCAGATTTAAATTTAGCTATTGAATTTAATGGACTTTATTGGCATAATGAATTATATAAAGAGAAAAAATATCATTTTAATAAATGGAAAATTTGTAAAGATAACAACATACAATTAATTACTATTTGGCAAGATGATTGGAATAATAAACAGGATATTATTAAATCATTAATTGTAAATAAATTAAATAAAAATAATAATAGGATATATGCGCGAAATTGTGTAATAAAAGAAGTTTCAAATATAATGAGCAATAATTTTTTAGAAAATAATCATTTGCAAGGTGCATGTAATGCTTCAACACGTTTAGGTTTATTTTATAATAATGATTTGGTTTCATTAATGACGTTTGGAAAAAGAAATATTGGTAAAACAACTCAATTTGAAATGATTAGATTTTGTTCTAAAATATATACAAATGTAATTGGTGCTGCATCAAAATTATTTAATTATTTTATAAAAAATTATGAATTTCATAAAATAATATCATACGCAAACTGTGATATTTCTAATGGTGATTTATATGAAAAATTAAATTTTAAAAATTTAGGTCATACCGGAATTAATTATTGGTGGAGCAATAATTGGGAAAAAATTCATCGTGTTAAATTTATGAAACATAAAATTTCTGATTTTGAAGGAAAAACTGAAAAAGAAATTATGGTAAATAGAGGATATAATAGAATTTTTGGAACTGGTAACATAAAATATGAATATATAAAATAAATTAAATAATTTATGGCAGGGTTTTTCACACCACGTAGCTTAGATAGAGGTCCTAAATCTTTTTTAGATAATATCCAAAGGAACATACGTCACCTTTCCATCCTTGGTATGAAGTGGGACGAAAAGGTTATTAAACAAAGTAAAGCCATAGGTATTACTGAGATGACCGAAGACTCAATGTATAGTCTTTATGGTCAACATCAGTTATATTCAGGCGCAGATATTAATCAAAAAGAGTTTATTGCATTTTTTGATAAAGAATATCCTACTCGTCGTGATTTTCTTCGTAGATTTGCAATGAATGGAGAAATTGAACATGTTATTGAAGTTATTGCAGATGAAACTATTATTCAAGATGACGCTAACTTTTTTGCATATCCTAATACTAAAAAATTAAAATCTGTTCTTAAAGCTGAAAAGGCAAAAGAAATTGTAGATGATCTTAATGAATCTTTTAAAAAGGTATATTATGCTTTTGGATTTAATACAGGTCACGATGGATGGCATTATGCTAAAAAATTCTTAGTTGATGGATTTCTTGCGTTTGAAATTATTTATGATGGTGAAGGATCAGAAAATGCAAAAAATATATTAGGATTTAAAGAACTTGATCCTGTTACTCTTGAACCAGAAATGAGAAAAGATGATAATGATAATGAATATAGAGTGTGGATCCAATTCAGGGGAGATTCAGAAAAACAAAGAGAATTAGTTGATGGTAATATAATTTATATTTCTTGGGCTAGAGGAAATTTTATATCTCGACTATCATACGTTGAAAGACTTGTGCGCGCGTTTAATATGCTTCGTACGATGGAAAATTCACGTATTATATGGAACGTTATCAATTCACAATATCGTATGAAAATGATTGTTCCTATTGGAACACAATCTGAAGTTAAAGCAAGAACACGTTTATCTGAACTTCGTGGTATGTATAAAGAAGATGTCACAATAGATTATCATAGTGGTGAAGTAACAATAAATGGAACACCTAATTTTTCATTTGCAAAACAATATATATTTCCATCTAAAGAAGGTGGTGGTCAAGTAGATATAGATTCATTTGCTCCACAAGGATATGATTTATCAGGAACAATGGCTCTTGATTATTTTTGGAAAAGATTCATTATTGAAACAAAAGTTCCTAAAGATAGATTTTCATCAACTGGTGATGAAGGAACATCTGGTTCTAATTGGACAACAGGAGGTGAAGGAATTGCAAGAGAAGAAATTAGATTTGGTTATTTCATTAATCGTATTCGTTCTATTCTTCAAGAAATGTTAATGAAACCTACATGGGTTCAATTTTGTTTAAAACACCCTGAATTTGCAAAAGATAAAGCATTAAAAGGAGCAATAGGTCTTGAATTTGTTGAAGAAAACTTATTTACAGAAGCTAAGAAAAGAGAAATTGCAGCTAAAGGGGCAGAAATAGTTGGAACACTTATGAATGTAAAACAACCTGAAGTTGATGGTGAAGGCAACATAACTACTGATGGTTTATATTTTGATCCTAAATTTGCAGTTGAAAAATATATGGACTTTACAGATGAAGATCTTAAACTTAATGAAAGATATAAACGAGAAAGAAGAGAACAACTTACTCGTATTGCAGAAAACGTTAAACGTATTAATGCTGCTAAAGGAGAAGAAAGTGGTGAAGCCGGTGGAATGGGAGGAGGAGAACTCGGTGGTCTAGGTGGAGGTGCAGAAATGGGAGGTCTTGCTGGAGGTGGAGGATTTGGTGGTGAAATTGGTGGTGGTGCACCAACAGAACCGGGTGCTGAAGGAGCAGCTGGAGGTGAAAATGTTACAGGTGCAACTGAATTAGGAGTTTAATGTTATGAAAAACAAGATAATTATAATATTGATATTAATTGCATTTTTTGTTATCTCATGCAATAACAAAGTGTGTCCCGCTTATAGTGGAAAAACATCGAATGGGTTATATACAAATCAAAAAAGGTTAGTTAAATAATAATTTAAAAATATGAAAATAACATTAATTGTTGCAATTATTCTAGGATTTATATTTATTGTAGCACTAGTAGCATTTTGGCCTGATAAAAAACAAAAGAAATAAAAACAAGTATTAATTTAAAATAAATAAAAAATTATGTGGAATAAAATTAAAACATGGGTTGTGGGCAAATTATGGCCTTGGTTCAAAAAGAATTGGTTAAGCATCGGAACATTTTTAGTATTATGTATAACATATGCAAAACTTCCAACAAACAGTGGGCTTGGTGTTTTTGTAGGATTTTGGATTTTTGTTGTTATAGGAGTCCTTGGATGGAGATTATTTAAAAAACAATCTGATTCTGTTTAATAAAAAGTTTAACAACATTTTAACAAATATACAGTATCAAAACATAAGTTTTGTATTATATTGTATTAGTTCTTTAAAATATTGAGAATGCTCGAAAGAGCTAGTTATAGAGTAGGTATGCAACACCCGGGTTCGAATCCCGGCATCTCCACGGGTCTGGAGAACCTTCTAAAAAGAAAACTCCCGTCCAATAGTGCCCTATCATTAGGCCATGGATTAATATGATTGACGGCTCGGAAAGACGAGCATTCGGGGATGACTTGGTTTTGATTGCATACTAAGGGCATTAATGAATGTCTCAATGACGCAATAAACGGCGAAAATGTTTATGATTATCAAATGGCAGCATAAGATGCTCTCATTTGAAGGAAAATTGCCCACTGCCTAAATGTGGGCTTTTTTATCTTAAAAATAAATTTTTTAAAATATGAAAGCATTTTTTACTGCAATTGCAAAATTTTTTGAAAAGAATGGTTTAATTAAACTAATTCTTGCATTCATTTTATTAACTATCTCTGTATTAGTTGTTAAAAACAATTCACCATCATTAGGCGCAGAGATTTTTAAAGTAATAGGATCTATATCTGCTGTATATCTTGGATTAGCATTTTTAATTTTTTTAATCGTTGGATTAATTAATACTATTTTTAAAAAATAATGATTTCATTAATTTTAATGTTGTTAACTGGAATATTTAATGCTATTATGGATGTATTAGATTTTCATTATGATACATCCATATTTACTAGTTGGCATAATCAAAATTGGATTAATCCTGTTATATCATGGAAAAATAAATGGAAAAATGGAGATCCATTACAAGGTGAAAGATTTTTTGGATCAAGCACTATATTTGTTTTTATAACAGATTTTTGGCATTTTTGTAAATTTTTAATGATGTTATCTGTGTGTTGTGCTATTGTATTTTATAATCCTTTATTATTTTGGTGGGTAGATATATTACTTTTATTTGCTATATATTCTATTGTATTTGAGATATTTTTTAGTAAAATCCTTAAAAAATATTAAAATATATAAATAAAATAATATAGTTTATACATGAGAGCTAAATTTGTGTTTGAAAAATTTGAAGAAGATACTGATCCTATTAAAGATTTAGGATTAGGAAAAGGTACTCTTAGTAATTTAAGACAAGGTGATATAATAAGAGTAAAACACAATTTCACTATTGACAACAATAAAAAATTAATACCTATATTTAAAATAGCCACATATGTTAAACCATCACTAGCATGGATATATAAAGGTTTATTTTTAATAATAGATGATGCACAATATAAAAATAATAAAGTTTTTATTAGATGTTATATAGGTAGTAATGATATAAGTGTAGCTAAAGGACGAAAATACGCCGTTTTCACTGAATTTGCTAATTTTCCTCCACCAATTCCTAAAGGAGATTTTTGGATATTTGAAAAAGATATAGAAAAAAAATTCGAATTTATTAATGATAATGAACAAGTAAAAGAATCTTTAGATGAAAAATTTGAAGAAGAAGGTGATCCAATTAAACATTTGGGTATAGGATATTCTGAAAGAATGTTGAATAGTATGTCTTGGAAAATACTTAAATTTATTGAGAGTAAGGGGGAAGATGGTGTAGGTTTAAAAGAAATACAATATCATATTTGGACAGAATTAGAGGGACATGATCCAAAAGAATTTTGGGTTTCATATCGCAATCATAGTTATGACAATCGTAGAAAAACTCGTGGGCATTGGACTACTAATCTTTATGGAACACCGAGTGCAGGACACATAGGATTATTACATAAATTTTGTGAAAAAAATCAAAATGGTAAATGGGTATTAAAAAGATTTCCTAATCCAAGAGAAAAATTCTATAGATAAATAAAATATATAGATATATAAAATAAAAATTTAGATATGAAAGCAGGACAATTTAACATCAATGATTATTTAGAAAAACTTTACGAAGAAGCTACTCCAATGATGGACGGCGGCGAAGGTTTAACTAATGCAGAAGGTATAGTAATTCCTGATACAAACAAAAAATCATATGATTGGCTAAAAAAAGAATATAATGCTAAACAAACAGAAGTTAAAGTAGAAATTTCTGGACAAGGAGCAAGCTTTAAACCAGGATATGATCTTCAAACAGATCTTAAATCAGTAAAAGATTTTAAACCTGGTATGTTTGGTGAAGTTAAAACTGCTGATACTAATAGTGGTGAAGGAAAAGAAGAAAAAAAGACTCCAGGTAATCTTGATGCTAAAAAAGATCAACCTAATTTTCAAAAAGGTGAAGGTGATAAACCAGTAGAAAAAGATGAAACTTCTAAAACTAAAACTAATCCAAGTGATATAAAAGATAAAGAAAATACAAAACACGAAGCTGGAGAGTCAAAAGAAAAAGAAGAAAAAGAAGAACACGAAGCAGGTGAATCTAAAAAAGAAGAAGAAAAAGAAGAAGAAAAAAAGGAAGGTGAACCTGAAGTTAAAAAAATAGATCTTAAAACAAAAAAGAAATGACAATAAAAAATACTTCTTTAAGTGATAGATTAAATTCTTTTAAAAATAAACAATCTATTTCAGAAGAAGAACAAGAACACAAAGAAGATCAAGAAAATTATTCTTTATCATCTTCATTAATAGATTTATTTAATTCAATTATACCTCTCACCATTTTGTTTATAAAATCATTTACATTTGGATACACATTAAAACTTATATTTAATACTGAATGGGATTTTTTAGGATTTTTATGTATAGGCCTTTCTATCAATTTTATATTTAAATATATAAATGAATTATTTGAAAATCGAAATTACTAATATTTATAAATATGTTTAACGCTAAATTAATTGTGTGTGAATCTCTTGACGGAGGGGGAAAAACTACTCAATGTAATCTTATAAAAAAATATTTTGAAAAACATAAATATAAATATTCTTATCTTCATTTTCCAAGATATGGAAATAATGAAGCGAGTAATGTTATTGCAGCATATCTAAGAGGAGAATACGGTGATATTGATAAAGTAAATCCTGTTTTTGTTGCAAATATTTATGCAATGGATAGATTTTTATATCTTCCAGAATTACAAAAACAACTTGGTGATAATGATGTAGTCCTATTGGACCGTTATGTATTTTCTAATATGGCATATCAAGGTGCCAAATATAACACTGAAACACAATCTAATATAATACGCGATTGGATAGATGAATTTGAATTTGGATTTTTAGAATTACCTTACCCAGATTTAAATATTTTCTTTGATGTTCCTATTGAAATTATTGAAGAACGATTAAATGAAACTCGTGGAGGTGATGATAGAGAATACTTAAATGGAAAAAAAGATATACATGAAAAAGATATTGAATATCAAAAAAAAGTAAGAGAAAATTATATTGCATTACGTAATTATCAAAATTTTGAAATCATAGAAACCAATAATTTATCTTCAGAAGATGTATTTAAGAAATATGAAAAATTATTAGATAAAATAATGTTAATACCCTTTTAAAATTATGTATAAAAAATTTACAAAATCCAAAAAACAAAGTACAGAAAACATTACAGATTTTTCAAAATCTAAACATTTGTTTTTATTAACTAAAAAACGATCTCCTTTATCTATATTATTTATAGAATATGATGCAGATCCTTGGTTTGTTTTTGTAAAATATTTTAAAAATAAAACAGGTGAAATAACAGATTCAAATATGATAATTAAAATAGACTGTGAAACTTGGTTAAAACATCTTATACGTCTTGGGTATGAATTAAAAAAATAACAACAAATTAACAATTTTAACAAATAATAACAAAAAAACCGTATTATATTATAATATATGTAAACTTTAAAACTTTTTTGAAATATTTATATATAAAAATAATAATTAAAAATAAACTTTTAAACTAAAATAAATGTAATTATGGCAAACGAAAAAACATCAGCTTTAAACACTCCTGTTACTCCTACAGTTGATCCAAATCAAAAAGTTGAAACAAATGCATATGTTCCAACATATAAAATTAAACCCGATTTTAAAAAAGCACTTTTGCAATCAATTGGTGATAGACCATTTAATGAAATAGCGGGACTTATACAAGCAATTGATGTAGAAGTTATGGATCACCAAACTCTTACACAAATTGTTAATGCTATTGGACAATTTCCATTTGTAAGAGTAGAAACTTTAATGAAATCTATAAATAATTACGTAGAACAAGTAATTGAATAACTTATCTTGAAAATATTATTTTTTTAATATTATAAAAAAACACAGTTTTTTAATAAAATAATTATAATTTATGGGTAAAAATAACATAAGTATTCAATCATTGGCATTAGAATTTTTAAAAAATAGAAACGATAAAACATTTACAGTTTTAACAAACAGGTTAAAACCGGGGCTTCTTTCATTTTCATATAACTTTGTTAAAGATAGAGATTTAAGTAAAGAAGTAGTATCTCAAACTTTTATTAGAGTATGGGAAAAAATAGAACAATATAATACTAAATTTAAATTTTCAACATGGGTATATACGATAGCTAAAAATGAGGCACTTGGAATTATAAGAAAT